TCACGATTCGGCGCCCTTTGAGAAATGCTCTTCCATGAACGCTTGCTTGAGCTCATTATGCGTTTGAATCTTCCGTCCGTGGCTCTCGATCAGCCTGGAAGATTCGGTAAAGAGTTCCTCGATCAAGGATAATGAGCGTTTCATTTGATCGTCTGCAATGATGGGCACTTCGAAGACCTTCAGGGCTTTACCAGTGAAGTGCTGTATGCCGGCGCCGGTGAATTTCCGTCGAAGGAGGCCCGCCTGATCGCAATAAAACATGAAGTACATGAACCATTTCGCATGGAGCGGGTTATGGAACCGGACGCGATGCAGGGCCTTTTGAAAATAGATGGGTTCATCACTAGTCCAGATGGCGCATCGACCAGGATATCCACCCTCGCAAACCAGAACATCGCCTTTCTTGGCGGAGTATCGATCGAATTCATCATCCTTAAAGCGCATTTCAAGAAGATCGCTGAGGTCAAATTCGAACCAGCGGACATTAATATTCCTGAGGTACATCTTTGGGGTTCCTTGGTTCTTGCGCCTATCGAGCATTTTCCCCAGGCAGTGGTCTGCAAGTTCGCCGACAGGAGAGGATCCAAATTGTAAAGCCTTTTGGAATTCTCGTTCAAGCACCGATGCGATGAGCTTGCTGATCTGAGTTAGGCTTGACTGACTATTTGCTATCGAACGATCAATCTCCGCAAAGGCTTTATCTAGGATCCCGACGATTCGCTTTTGTTCGGGGAGCGGGGGGATGGGGATTGGAACAAGCCCAAGGTTTTTCCGACTAATGCGCTTTCTCGTTGCTCCAGTACACTTCTTTTCGACCTCGGAAAGGTACTTTGAAGAGCACGCATAGTAATTCAAAAATTTCGGCAAAAGGATGTTGTTTTTTGGGCGAACAATCGTGCAATCGACCGCAGTGATCATTCTCTCGCCAATATTAGGTAAAAGGCATGCGCGGCCGACTGGGTCCGGCAGGCGCGACACGAGACAGTCCCCCGGAAGGATTTCCGTGCATTTAAGACGACGGAAAGTTTGTTCAGAAATGAACCGCGCCTTACCTTCACGGTTTTTGAAAAGACCCGCGCCAACATTGCCGGTCTGGATAAGACGAATACCAGATGGGGACTGATCTTTGGTTTCGATCCAATCTCCGTCTGCGAAGACCGTACACACCTCCTTGAGGGGGAGGTTTTTCCAACCGTTCTTCAAACCAATTCCTCAATCTTCTTGAGAATCTCTGCGCTCTCCTCATCGAGTCGCTTAATCTCGGCAATGATCTCCTTCGGGCTGCGGAGCTCAATATCTTCCTTTTTGTTCGGATTCCTGACCGATAGGTCGAAGCTATCCTGCTCAATGTCCTTGGCGTCGACCGTCCATGAGGAGCTGGATTTGCCGGACTTTGCCTGAAGCTTCACGAACTCGGAGAGATCATCATCGTTTAGCGGGTTTGTTTTGCCGAGGTTCCGACCGGGTTCAAGCTGGTAGTACCAGATCTTCCGGGTCTTGGAGCCCTTCTCAAAGAAGAGAACGACGGTTTTGACGCCGGCGCCGAGGAATGTCCCTCCCGGACAGTCCAGGATCGTGTGGAGATTGGAGGATTCCAAGAGTTCCTTGCGCAGCGCCTTTGAGGCGTTGTCCGAGTTCGACAAGAAGGTGTTCTTGATGACCACCGCCGCACGGCCGCCCGCCTTGAGCATCTTGATGAAGTGCTGAAGGAACAAAAACGCCGTCTCGCTCGTCTTGATCGGGAAGTTCTGCTGAACCTCCTTGCGTTCCTTTCCCCCGAAAGGAGGATTGGCCAGGATGATGTCGTAGCGGTCCTTCTCCTGGATGTCGGCCAAATTCTCCGAGAGCGTATTGGTGTGGATGATATTGGGCGCGTCGATGCCGTGAAGGATCATGTTCATGATCGCGATCACATAGGCGAGACTCTTCTTCTCCTTGCCGTAAAACGTCTTGTCCTGAAGCCGAGCGAGCTGCTTCGTCGAGAGCTTGCTCCGCATCAGATAGTCGTGCGATTCACAAAGGAATCCGGCGGACCCGCAGGCCCCGTCGTAAATCGTCTCACCGACCTTGGGCTTGACGACTTGGATCATCGCGCGAATCAAGGGCCTGGGCGTGTAGTACTCGCCGCCGTTGCGGCCGGCGTTGCCCATGTTCTTGATCTTGGCCTCATAGAGGTGCGAGAGCTCGTGCTTCTCCTTTTGGGAGCGAAAGCGCAGCGCATCGATGAGTTCGAGCGCGTCCCGGAGGCTGTAGCCGCTTTGGAACTTGTTTTTGATCTCGCCGAAGATCTCGCCGATCTTGTACTCGATCGTGTCGGGGGTCGAGGCGCGCTCCTTGAAGCCCTGGAGGTAGGGGAAGAGCTTCTTGTTGACGAACTCGACGAGGTCGTCGCCGGTAAGCGCCTTGTCGTGGTCGAAGGAACCGTCCTTCGTTTTCGGGGCGGCCCATTTCGCCCAGCGGAAGTCCTTGTCGATGATGTGGCTGTACTTCTTGCCGACCAGCTCTGCTTCGGTGGCGCGCTCCTGCTCAAGGTCGTCTAGATACTTGAGGAAGAGTATCCACGAGGTTTGTTCGGTGTAATCGAGCTCCGTCGTGCAGCCTGCTTCCTTCCACAAAACGTCATCGATGTTCTTAAAAGTCTGCTCAAACATGGCGGTGCTCCTGCGCGGTTTCACCGCGCCAAATCCCGTGTTCCACGGCGAGCATTATTCCTTTCTTGGCCATGGGAGCTATTTGATCCTCTGGTACTTGGTTCCGTGTGCTTTAAGAACTTCCGTTCGCAGGAAAATCCAGGCCTCGTTGCCGCCGACCTTGCCCCAAGGCTTGAGCTTGCCCTGCTCGATCCAGGAGTAAAGAGTCGGCCGGCTGATTCCCAGGAGTTGGCAGGCGTCTCGGGCACTAACAATATCTTGTGGGCGCATAAGGCAATTTAAGCAAATTTAATAGACCTGTAAAACTTGCGCTTCGGCCTCTCCGGCAAATCCCCGTCCCCGTCTCGGCCTCTCGATCCCCCTTTAGTAAGTGAGGGCGGATCGGACTGTGCACAGTTTAAACAGTGCATGGACCCGGACCCAGCGGCCACGTAAACTACCGATACGCTGTCAACAAGTTAACCTGTGCATTTACTCCCGCGGCGGCGCAGGTTAAAGTAGAGTGGAAGCGGGCGCGAGGCCCGAGCGAAGATGAAGAAGAACATGAAAACCGACGACGAAGCGCCCGCGTCCTACGCGCTCTCCGATTTCTACCTGGCCGCCTACCTGATCGCCGAGGGGCTGCCGCTTCTGCGCTTAGATCCCGCCGGCGGAAGCCGCGTGCTCTTCGTGCTCGAGGACTCGCCCAGGCGCGAGGCCCTCATCCAGGATTTCTACGGCCACCGGGCGGGCGTTGATCCGCTGGCCTACAAGAACGCCATCGTCGATTTAAAGTCGCTCATTCATGGCCTGCGCCGCGAGAGGCCCAGGCCGTGAGGGAGCGCCGTGTCGCCGATGCGCAGCGCGGCCTTTTGTCCGTGGGCGAGTTCGCCGACTTTCTGGGACGCGTCGCCCACAGCGGGTTCTTTGGCGACGGGACGTTCAAGATTCAAGGCGGGAAGATCTCTTTCGTGACGTTGACGCAGACGTTCAAGCCGGACGAAGTCCGGGACAATTCGAGCCGTTAAGCCGTAAGCGCCGTCGAGCGGAATCGAAGCGCTGCCAAGCCCCCGCGGGGGCCGGCGGCGCTTTTTTTGTTGGAGCGGATGAAGATGAACAAGACCAACCCTATAGACGACTTCCTGCCCCGCCTCAAAGAGGTCAAGGAGAACAAGAAGGGCTGGATTGCGCGCTGCCCGGCCCACGAGGACAAGAAGCGCAGCCTCTCGGTCAGCCAGGCGACGGACGGGAAGCTACTCATCAAGTGCTTCGCCGGCTGCGAGACCAAGACCGTTGTAGCGGAGATGGGCCTTGCGATGCGCGATCTCTTCCCGCAGAAAAAGCGCGCTCCCCGGAAGAAAGAGCCCCAAACCCTTACCTTGGTCGAACTCGCGGCCGACAAGAAGCTGCCCGAGGAGTTCCTTAAAGAGCAGGGCGTCTACGACCTGATCGACATTTACGAAAACAACGTCGTCAAGATCACCTACCGGCTGATCGGCGGCGCGCTCGCCCCGCGCCAGCGCCTCCGCCGCGCGCTTAAGGCCAAGGACGGGAGCATTTGGATGGGCGCCGGCGGGCGGCCGGTTCCCTACGGCCTGTGGCGGCTCAAGGACTACGGCAAGGACGAGCGGCTCTATCTCGTCGAAGGCGAGTCCGACTGCTGGACGCTCTGGTATCACGGTTTCGCTGCGCTGGGGCTTCCGGGCGCGAACATGACGGGCGTTCTTGAAGCGGAGCATGTGGCCCAGGCCGCGCGAGTCTACGCGATCCAGGAGCCGGACCAAGGCGGCGAAGCCTTGATCAAAGGGCTGGCCCAGCGCCTGCGCGAGATCGGCTTTACCGGCGAGGCCTTCGCGGTTCAGTTGGAAGGGGCCAAGGACGCCAACGAGCTGCACCAGAAAGACGCCGAGGGATTTAAGGAAGCGCTCTCGTCCGCGGTGACGGGGGCCAAGCCGCTCTACAAGCTGGCGAGCCTGCTTAGCGGCGGGCTGCTCCCGGAAAAAGACGAGGACGCCGATGAGGACCCCACGGAGTTTTTCAACAAGAAGGATTTTCTTCCCGCCAAACTTTGCCGCAAGATCATGAGATCGCGCGTGTTTATTTCGAGCCCGATCGACGATGCGGGAAAGGGGGTGCGGCTTCTCACCTACGAAGGGGGCGTCTTCCAAAACGGCGCCAGCATCGCCCGGACGATCGCGCATAAGAAGCTGGATTATCTCTCGAAGCCCGACCGCCTGGAGTCCACGGTCGCGCTCATAAAGGAAACCGGCAAGAAGGAGCAAGGCGAGCTCGATCCCCGGGCCTTGGATTTGATCAACCTCGAAAACGGGATGCTCAATTGGCGCACTGGGGAGCTGCGCCCTCACTCGAAGAATTATCTTTCCACCTTCCGCATCCACGCCGCCTACTCCCCCGAGGCGCGCTGCCCGGTCGTCGAGCGCTTCTTGCCCGAGGTCTTCCCGGAAGACGCTTTGCCCCTGGCCGAGGAGATGTTGGGCTATCTCTTGCTCCCGACCACGCGCCATCAGAAGGCCTTCATGCTCTTGGGTGCGGGGGCCAACGGCAAGTCCACTTTCTTAAACGCCGTCGAGGCGCTCTTGGGATACGAGAACATCAGTCACGTCGCCTTGCAGGACATGAGCGACAACCGCTTCGCCGCGGCCGAGCTTCTGGGCAAGCTGGCCAACATCTACCCCGACCTGCCGGCCAAGGCGCTTGAGAAAAGCGACGTGTTCAAGGCCGTCGTCACCGGCGACATGATCAAGGCCGAGCGGAAGTTCCAGCACCCCTTCGACCTGCGCCCCTACAGCCGCCTGCTCTTTAGCGCCAACGAGTTGCCGCCGAGCCGCGACCTGACGCCGGGGTTTTTCCGCCGCTGGCTGATCATCCCCTTTCCCAATCGCTTTGAAGGCCAGAAGGCCGATCGCGGGCTGAGCGCGAAGCTCGTAACGCCCGAGGCGAGAAGCGCGTGGCTTAATCGCGCGCTGGCGGGCTTAAGACGCCTGGAAGCCCAGGCGGGCTTTACCGAATCTTCAAGCGTCAGCGCCGCCACCGAGAAGTACCGCCGGCAGTGCGACAACGTCTACGAGTTCATTGAGGAGCGGCTTCGCGTGGTGCAGGGGCATACGCTGGCCAAGGCCGAGACCTACGAGGCTTACAAGGCCTGGGCGGCCGAGATCGGCGTGCCCCATCCCGTCAGCCAGAAGACCTTCAACAAGCGCCTCTCGGAGACCTTGGCCGTCCGCGAGGGGCGGGAAGTGGCCGAGGGCGGCAGGAAGCTGCGCGTCTGGCTGGGCCTGGGTTGGGCCGAGGACGCGCCGGACCGGGATGGACCGGAAAGACCGGGTTCCGCCCACTTTAGTTCACCTGGAATCGATCTTTTCGAGGAGGAAGAGGAGCCGGAAGGAGAAAGGTCGGAACAAGCCGGTCTGCCCGGTCCGAGCCGGTCCAAGTCTTTCCCTCCCGAGCTTCCCGAGCGTATCGAGGATTGGCCCGAGTACTACAAGGACATCTTCGAAGAGAAGGCGGGAACCTTCGAGCATGAGGACGGCTTCTCGCGCGAGGAGGCCGAGAAGACGGTCGAGTCGCTCGTGCGTCAGTGGTACGCGGTCGACCGCGGGAGGGGCGATGACTGAACGCTCCCGGCAAAAGAAGCAACAGAGAAGCTCAAATCCAGCCAGCGCGGCCCCCGCCTTGAATGTGCCCCCCTGCCCCTGCCGGAGCAGGGTCGCGGGGCCGGTCGCGGCGTGGCATGGGCTCGGAACGGGCGAACGAGGGACCTCGTCAGGGGGACCTAATCGCACATTAGGTTTCCTTTTGATTCGCAACGACAATTCTGGATTTCGGGCCCGCCGGAAAAAGCGCAAATTTTCGACCCCAAACCCCGCACACTCATGGCAGCGCCGCGTTTTGAAGGCGCATGCGGTGTTTCACACATTTTTTGTTTGTTCAAAACGCTCGACGGGGAACCCGTATGAACGAATCGCTGAACGGGCGCAAAACGGCCCTCGAACCGGGCTCGGAGCCTGCGAGCCGAGAAAGGCCTTGCTTTCCGGCGGGAAGGAAGGTACCTCGTCATGAGCGCGGCCGGGCGCAGGGACCTTCTGACCGTGGCCGAGGTGGCGCGGCTGCTTAAGCTCGCCCCTAAGACGGTGCGCAAATGGGTGCGGGCTGGGAAGCTGCCCGCCCTGCACATTGAGGCCCAGGTGATTCGTTTTAACCCGGACAAGATCGAGCGCTGGCTGCGCGGGCGCGAGGACGCATGGAGCTAAACGATGGCGACCTTGCTTAAGCGGGGAAGCCGCTGGTACGGCTGCTGGTGGGAGGGCAAGAAACATATCTGGCGCTCGCTCTCGGCCGATAAGGACGTGGCCCGCATCAAGCTGGCCGAGATCATCAAGAACCTGCGCTCGGGCGGAAGCGGAGCGGGCGGCAAGGACATCTCCTGGGCCGACTTCACCAAGAAGTACATGACCTACGCCAAGGCCAGCGTCGCGCCCAAGACCTGGGAGCTCAACCGGATCATCCTCCAGGAATTTAACCGCGCCTTTCACTTGGAGAAGCTCGCCCACCTGCGCGCCGAGGTCCTGGAGCGCTACAAGCTCCTGCGAAAAAGGCTCGGCCGAAAGCCCGCGACGATCAACCGCGAGCTCTCGCTGCTAAAGGCCATCGTGAATAAGGCCGAGGAGTGGGGCTACACCTGCGCGAGCCTGCGCGGCGTCAAGCGCCTCCCCGAAGTCAAGAAGCGCCCCGTTTTCTACACCCACGAGGAGATCCAAACGCTCCTCGCCGCGGCCGACCCGTTCTGGCGGACCGTCATCCACCTCGGCTTCTACGCCGGCCTGCGCCGCGGGGAGATGCTGGCCCTTCAGTGGCGCGACGTAGACTTCGGCTCGCGTCAGCTTCGCATCACGCCCAAGGAAGGCTGGACGCCCAAGGACTACGAGGCCCGCGAGATCGAGCTGCACCCGGCGTTGGAGGAGGTGCTTCGCGAGCTCAAGAACGGCGCGGCCGAGACCGACAGGGTTCTGCTCCCGTCGCTGGCCCCCGGGCATCTGAGCAAGGCCTTCACGCGCTTTCTCGAGAAGTCAGGCGTGGCCAAGGGAGGCCTGCACGCGCTTCGCCACAGCTTCGCCTCGCATCTCGCCATGGCCGGCGTCGATCTTTTCCGCATCGGCCGGATGCTCGGGCATTCGAGTCCCAAGACGACGCAGATTTACGCCCACCTCATGCCGTCGAGCCTGCGGGAGGCGGTGTTGAGGTTGCCGAGCGCATCCAGCGCAGTATACCGCGACACTATATCGGACTAGACGGTGGCGTGTGAAAGGGGGCTGCAGGTCAGAATGAACGGAGTTTAGAATTTTGCTATAAATCCTAGAAAGAAGCCGCTCCTGGCGGTTATGCGGCGCGTCTGTTACACTCCAGGAGGGCCCCTATATGATTGATGAGCATTTGCCGAATGCGCCTCTGGTCGAGGCTGTATTCGAGATTCGGTTTGACGGCAAGTTGTTGGTAGACAGCCAAAAGCATCTTATTCAAGAGGCTTTCGAAACGGATTATCCAACGCTTGGTGTTGCGGTTTCAAAGGAGCCCTCGCACCCGGATCTCATTCCTTACCGTTTGACCAGTGCTGATGGGAAGGAACTCATCCACTTCTGCATTAATAAGGTCTCCTTTCACACTTATAACTATGCTCGATTTGAGGAATTTAAGAAAAAGGCATTGGCCGTTTTCGAAAAATTTGGCGAAATGTGCCAACTCACCCAGCTGAAGCAAACGGGGCTTCGATACATTAATCATATCCCTGCCCTCAGAGAGGATGGACTAGTACCTCTGGAGAAATATCTCAACTTTGCCTACTTGACGCCGGAGGCAATACCAGCGAAGCTCGATCATTTTGCGTCCACCATTACCACTCGTCTGGGAGAAGGTCGGCTTAAGACTGCTGTTGAACTAGCCAAGGCCCAGGACAAAACTGGCGGGGATGTTATTTTGTTGGACTTCGACTACATTAAACAAGGCGGACTTGAGTTTAGGCAACTTGCCGGTTATTTAGACGAATCACATAAGCACACGAAGAGCGTTTTCTCCAGTCTGATAACGGCCGACTATCTAAAAGTCATGCGCCAACAGAGGAACTAAATGTCTCCAACCGCGACTTTGGTGTCCCCGGAAGCACCGCTCGAATGGGTCTCCGCTAACGAGCCTCAGGAAGATTCGCGCACCTTGCAGTATCGCGACTTGATTGGAGAAATCAGGCCCGATGTTCACCCCATCGCGGTTGAAAAGCCTTATCACCTCTGGGGAGAAATTTCCAGCGCGGAGGGCCGTCTATATTTGAGAGAGGCGCTTCAGTTGAACGTCCAGCGGAGTGATGCTGAATGGTTTGTCGAAATTCCCGATCTGGAACTATTTGGTCATGGCGACTCGCTCGAAGCAGCGAAACAAGACCTTGTGGAATTTATTGTGCACGATTATTTCGTCTATACTCGTACGCCAGACAATGAACTCTCAAGAGGCGCGCTGGACCTAAAGCAACAGTATCGAGGCTTTGTCGAAGATGCGGTCTATACCGCGTAATACTATCGAAAGGTCTCTAGCTTCGAAGGGGTTTGAGCAAGACGCCCGGGATCATCGCTTTTACTATTTCATTTATCAGGGACGCCGCACTCGAGTGCGAACAAAGATTTCAACCGGCACGGGCTATAGAGATTACGGCGCTGATCTAATTCGGAAAATGACTCGCCAGCTAGGGAACCTGACATTCAGAGAAGCTTGCGATCTGTTGGCGTGTCCAATGGATCAAGCCGAGTATGAACGCGTTCTTCTTTCTCGGAACGTGCTTCCGTAAATCCCTATCCTAATAGCGCCTGCCCGAAAAAAATTTATTCTAGCACTTTGTTAGCCCTAGATCAGGCCGGGGCAAAATACAGAAGCCACCGACTAACGGTGACACTTAATTTTAGCACTTCAAGATGCCATCGCTCAAATTTCTAGAATAGTGAAATCCGTGGTCCCGATAAGGGAGAATCACGCCCAGAGAGCGCAATCATGACAAAGAAGCGGTACTCAATTTTAGTGAACGTAATGGTAGACGTGAAGCGGGGTGAAGATGGAAGACGAATTCCGTGGATTTCAATACGCGGATGGAAAAACGGGGTCGTAACGAAAGATCAGCGATTTATTGATACCGAGCCCGTTGTTCGCGCGACCAAGAATAAAATGCGTTATGTGGGGGAGTCGATTTTCAAGGCGGCGAAGGAAATGTTCGACTCCGACATTTCACCCGAATAGCACGACCGACTGGAGGAATAGTGGCATTCACCACTTACGAAAATCGTCATAACCCGCACGTAGCCATTCATCGACAAGACTGCAACCAGCTTCGCAAGCGTGGCGGAGAGGGCCGGGGAGAATATAAGGACCACGACTCTATGGCAGACGCGAAGGCATATGCATCGACGACGGGCCTGCCTGTTCAAGAGTGCTCATTCTGTCAACCAAAGTAACCGCGGCATTCCGTCGGCGCTGAGGACGATCTGCGGAGAGGGCATCCATGGCAAAAATTGAAAACCACAAATACAGCGTAGAAGAAGCATTCCGTGAGTGCTTCTATGTTGTTCCAGATTACCAGCGCGAGTACGTATGGACGGATACAGAAATTCAGCAGCTCCTCGACGACATTAACGAGCAGATCGATGAGGGGACAAGCCGCGAATATTTCGTCGGCACGGTTCTCGTTTCGCCCAGGGATCAGAAGAACCACTATGACGTCATTGACGGCCAGCAACGTCTGACCACGTTCTATCTCCTGCTCTGCGCGCTAAAGCATCTCTTTGAAGGAGAACCCCAAGTTCAGACGATCAGCGGGCTGATCTCGACTAGCTACACCTCTGGCACCGGTGAAACGCAGACAACCCTCAAGCTAGAACCCAGATATGAGAATGCCGGCGACGTTATGGCGAAGATTGTCGAATTGAACGCAGATCCCCTGTCGACTCGAAACGGCATCCAGGGAGCGGGGATAACGAGCTTTGGCTCCCTTGAAAATCTGGTTAACGCCTATGGCACTCTTTGCAGATATCTTTCCGACAACTACGACAACAAGACCAAGCTAAAGAAGTTTTGGGGTTATCTCGCCAACAATGTGGTTTTCATCCAAATATCAACGGATGTCAGCAGCGCCCTGAAGATCTTTGAAACCATAAATGAACGAGGCGTTGGGCTGAACCCGATGGATCTTCTGAAGAACCTGCTCTTCACGCATGTACGGATGGACGAGTTTACGCGCCTGAAGAATGAATGGAAGAAGATAACCAAGCCCCTCGAGGTCAACAAAGAGAAGCCGCTCCGCTTCCTCCGCTATTTCTTGATGGCTAATTACAAGATCCAGAGCTCCCGGGGAGACGCGGTCGTTCGCGAGGATGAGATTTACAACTGGTTCGTAAACAAGGCAAATGCCAAACTCTGCAACTACTCGGAGAAACCATTCGAGTTTGTACGCAAAGTCATCCAGAACGTCGAAAACTACATCGCGTTTTCTGATGGCCTGGGCAATGATAAGAAGTCTAGCATCGCGATGAGTAGTCTGAAATTGCTTTGCGGCGGAGCTTTCAGCCTGCACTATGTGCTCCTGCTGGCCGCCAGCAGCCTTCCCAAGCATCTATTCGACCATCTCGTCCGGCAGCTCGAGAGTTTCCTGTTCTACTACATCTTCACGAAGACACCGACGAAAGACCTGGAGAGGAATTTTTCGACTTGGGCAGATGAGCTTCGGGCAATCGTGGGGATTCCTGATCCACAGACCCAAGCAGACAAGCTTAATGCATTCATCGCGGAACGCTTCAAAAAGAATATGTCAGCGAAGGATGGAGAGTTGTCCGATGCGCTGAAGCGCTACACGCTATATTCGATGCAGCAGTACCGGACGCGCTATCTTCTTGCGAAGTTGGCACAGCATGTCGATATGGCCTATAAGGGGCTTCGGGAACCGGGCGCGCTTCGAGACTATACCGTGCTCGAAATCGAACACATCCTGCCAAATAATCCCAAGCCGGACCTGCGCGCTGACTTCGCCGAGAAGAACCCAAAAGCGGAGTACGAAGAGTATAAGATCAAGCTGGGAAATTTGACCCTACTCGAAAAGCCGATTAACATCGTGGCCAGCAACAACTTCTTTGCACTCAAAAAGGCCGAGTACGCCAAGTGCAAGAATTACCTTACCAGTAGTATCGCCGGGCTGGCTTCCGTTGGGAACAACAGCTCGATCACGAGAATCAACAGCAAGTTGGAGTCCTTCACCGAATGGACGGCTGCGAACATTGACAGGCGTCAAGGGCTGCTCATCAATCTGACCAAAGAGGTTTGGGACATCAGCCAGATTGCGAGCGACTCGTCGGCCGCGGCCGCCAGTCAGGCAATCTAAGCCGGATGTCTGCTGGGTTCTGTCGAAAATAGCACAATGCCCACTCCGATAGTCCCTCTGGCTGCCACCCCCTTACCCAACGATGAAGTTCATTTCCGAGTTGAGGTAGACCAGCGCGATTGCACGCCTACGAACGCGGCGATTCGGGCGGCATTGTCAGATCTCCAGGCCAATGGGATAACGCTGAAGATTTCCTCCATTGTCACGCACGCCGCGCATCACTTCATCAATTCCACGATCGATCCCTTTGGCGTGGGCGAGATGCGCGTCCGTGCCAGTTTGTGCTGGTTGATTCTCTCTGCCTGGAATCCGCGCGCAGAGATCCCCAGAGGCGGCCCCCCATATAGGTTGGTGCTCGACAATCCCAAGTTGGCAAGGCTCAAGGGGCTGGTTACAGAATTGCTCGGGACCGGCGTGGGGCTACTGGTGGCGAAGCGCGTCTATGGCATTCGGCTTTCTTTGTGGAAGTCGACAGGGATGGGCCAAGTTGATTTCATGGCACCGAATCTGTCCCCGGGAGCGCTAAAGCTCGAGGTCCGAGGGCGCTTTGACCGGGTGGGCTGGCCTGCAGCCCATCAGGGCATCCGCGACAAACTCAGGAGTTGGCGAGACTATCGCCACGCAATGGGCGTGCTTTTCGCTCCCAGAAGTACGCCAAACAGCAGGGCAACGGATATTCTTGTCTGCGATCCGGAAGGCCCGGGATCAAATCCTGACAAATACTTTGGCTACCGCTTTTTGTTGCAGCACTATCTTCGTGTCTTTTCAATCCAAGGATTTCGAGAAGTCGCCAATAGCCTGATGGGCCTCATCAGGGGTGGGGATCAGACTTGGGATGCCTACCTAAAAGGCGGGGTCAATGTTCGCCGGGGTGGTTTGTCGAAACGTGTTTCTTTTCGGATTGGTCAACGGCGTTTCAATGGGACCATTTTTGATGGTGCCCATTGGCCCGCACATCTGTTTGGAAAGACGGAGATTCCGAAGGCCGGTGTGTTCTTCTGGGGTTTGGACTCGCAGATCCATGATTCAATCATTAGCGGCTCACTGGACAAAATCTCCGAATTGGCCTTTGAGGACGAGTGCTCTACCCAAGGCCCGTACATTCGCTCTGTATTGAGTGATGGAATGGCGATGGTTTGGGCACCGACCGTCCAGGAAATTATCGAGCATCCCTAAGAATTCCTGCTAACACTTTTGCTAACAAGCCCCGGGATATCGGGGGTCATGGAGGGCCACGGAGGGACATGGCTCTTGGACACGATCCAAGCGTTGCGGAGCTAATTCGGGGCCCGATTTAGCCGAGTGCGCACCTTTCGCGCCACCCAAGAAGCCCCGACTTCCTCGCCACTTTTCCCAATCCTCGACGGAGAAAAGAAAACGCCAAAGCCGCTACGATTGCGGGCTCCGGCGCGATTCGAACTACTTGGAAATTGGAGCGGGCGAGCGGAATCGAACCGCCGTCTCTACCTTGGCAAGGTAGCGTTCTACCATTGAACCACGCCCGCGTTTGGTTGTAAATCTTTAGGTTTCTCGGTTTCGCCCTGGGCCGATTTAGGCCCGTGTATCCAATTCGTATCCAATCCCGTATCCAGGAGCTCGATTCCGACCTTCAAGTGCCCCGTGGATAGGTGGGCGTACCGTTGGGTCATGACCGGGCTGTGGTGCCCGAGCAGCTTCTGCGTGGCGGGCAAATCGTTGGTTCGCATCACGTAATGGGACGCGAACGTATGCCTCAGGTCATGAAACCTGAAATTCTCGATACCTGCGGCCCTCAGCGCGACGGGAAAATCCCGCCTGAGGGTCATGTCCGAAATTTCAAAGAGCCGCCCGGACTTCTTCGGGCCTAGAGCCACCAATACCTCTCGCAACTTGCGGGCGATCGGAATCTCCCTAGGTTTCCCTGACTTGGATTTTAGCACATAGAGAACGTCTTGCGCCAAGTTCACGTTCTCCCAGGCGAGCCCCAGGATTTCGCCGCGCCGCATGCCCGTCAGAAGCGCGCAGACCACCAAGGGATAGATGCGCGGCGAGCAGGACTCCAGCAGGCTGCCGATCTCCTCTTTGGACAAGAAGCGCAGGCGGCTGTTCTCCACGCGAAAGGGCTTGACCTTGGCGGCGGGGTTCGGGCCGTCGAACTTCTCCCACTCGATGCCCCGGTTGAAGATCGCCCGCAGGATCGCGTGGTGGCGGTTGGCGGTCGAGGCCGAGGTGCGCTCCTTGACGCCGTTGACGTAGCGCAGGACGTCCGGAATCGTGATCTTGTCGAGCATCTTCGCGCCGAAATGCTTCTTGAGCCGCCGGACGTGGTGGTTCGTGATATGGCCGCTCGGCTGGTGCTTGCCGTGAAGCTCCATGTAGAGGTCCGCCATCTCCGAGAAGGAGATGCGCCGCTTCTTGCGCTCCGGGAAAAACTTCCCCTCGGCGACCTCGCCCATGCGCTTGCGCAGCACCTGCTCGGCCAGCTTCTTATTCGGCCCGACGACCTCGATGCGCCGCTTCCACTGGCCGTTCTCGTCCTTGTAGCGGAAATCGATGTGCCACTCGGGGCGATCCTTGTGCCTTCTATAGATTCGCATCGTCGACCTTCTCGTCGGTCAGTGACGAAGGTACAAGGACTCCCGCCGGAAAGCAAGGCGATTCTCGACGGCGAAGCGGCCCCGAATCGCGGCCTTCGGGAGCGGCCCCGCCGCGGGTCATGCCCGCGTCTTTTCCGCGTCGATCCAGCGGTCGATGGCCTGCTTCTCGAAGCGCAGCGCCCGACCCAGCCGCACCACGCCGGGTATTCGCCGCATGCTGACCCAGCTATAGATCGTAGACTTGGGCAGGCTCAGGTAGGCCGATAGTTCGTCGACGCTCAACAGGCGCTTTTCCTCCATGCATTGTCCCCCGCGAAGGAAGTCGGAAGCGCCCGAACTGGCGCGGCCGGCATCCTTCCTCAATAAACGGGTGGTTTCGGGTAGGGCGTTACAATTCCCAGGGAGGCGTCGGGAGCTTGCCATTCCACAGTATATCTTATAGAATATCCATAAGATATGTTATGGAGGACGCTGTGAGCAGAGAAATTCTTGGCGATGAGATTCGCACAATTCCGATCAGCACCTTGACGACGACCGTTTCGGTACCGGCCGCGATGTCCGAGGAGTTCGAGGACGGCTACGATGTGCCCGTCGTCGTTCAGGTGGGGAGGGTCGCGATGCGCGTGGCGCTCGCGGTCTCCTCCGGTCGGGAGCTCGTCATTCCCGCATGGCTGAAGGAGGCGGTCGAGTCAGCGGGTCGCAAGACCGGCAATTCGGACGTGCGCTTCATGTTCTCGGCGCGAAGGATCTGGCTCTCGCCAGGCCACCAGGCTCAAGCGCGCAATGCGCTGCGGGATACGACGGCGACTGACGCCGTCGGTTGGGACAATCTGACAGTTCAGACCCGCCAGGCAGTTGCCCTTCGTTGGATTCTGGCGAACGTGGACCTTTCCAGTCCGGAGGTCGGGCAAGTGTTCGAGTCTTTCGGGATCGGTAATCGAGCGACCGGGCGTCGGCGCGCGACGGCTCACTCGATGTCCCAGTAGGCGTCGGCACCGAGCAGGCTCTGGCAGATCGGCTGATATTGCACGATCTCTTGACCCTCGCGGTACCATATGCCGATCTGAATATCGACGACATCTAGTCGCCCCTTCAGGACGTTGTTCTCGAGCCTCCAGTGCGGCTCTTCCCCTCCCTCGGTCGGGCGCGAGACGCCGACGACCGCGCCGATATTGTTCGGGCGAATCGCATCGCGATCGGCATCGGACAGTGCCGCCTGGCCGCTGACAGGATGTGAATGATAGGATCCGATCATTCTGCTCCCATATAAAGTCGAATGAAGAATGGGATGTTGAAGGGTCCAAAGACGCCCACGCAACTGTTCGAAGTCATGGTATGGGGCAACGCTTCTTCGCGTCCGATCTGCAACATAGACGAGAGGGAGGGCGTGGTCAATATACAGCGTATCGACCTCTGCATTAAAATCGCGATGCCCGAAAATATAACCATAAGACTCATACGAATCCCCAAGTCCTGGAATTTGGAAGAGTTCTATGGCTGAGAATACGAGGGATACGGCAGCTGGTTGGGAAACGATCGCGCGCTTCGGCTTATCCTCGGGCATACGCTCCTCGTGCTATCCGATGTCCAGAAATTCCCGCTTCTGCAATGGCCAGTCGCCCTCACAGCGGACGCGCAGTCCGGGCCGTGAGATCCGTGTGCGCGTGCTTTGGATGTTGCCCCACGGAACGATGCGTTTGATGAGCAGGCTCTCGACGTCGGCCAGAAACTCCCGCGTCAGGCGCGAACCCGCATCGAGCAGGACTTCCCCGACCAACACGACGTGCTCGCCGATACCCCGCTCCTCAAGATCGCCCCAAAACCCTTCCTTCCCGGAACGGTTCCAGCGCCCGCGGACGGTCGTCCCGTCGACCTCACCTATGTAAAGGATTTCCGCGGCGTCGGTCGTCAGATAGGAGTAGAGCCCGCGGGAAAGGTCCCAGAGGTCGAGATCGCGGCCGACGTCGCTCCATTGGACGGTAACCACCATGGCCGCATCACCAGCCCAGCGTCGGCGTGAGAAAGCCGAAGTTCTGCTGCTTGTCGGGCAGCGTGAGGATGACCATCACGGACCGGGACCCGTTGACCCCGAACGGCAGGCACTCGGCGGTGTAGGAGAAAGGGGACCGTGAGCCGAGGTCCCCTGCGGGTACCTCACCGCTCATGCGCACGTCAGCCTGATAGCACTGGTTGATGAGACTGGTCTCCGGAATGCCGACGCCCGACCTAATCCACTTCGGGAAGCGATGTGAACGGATGGCATACTTCACCTCGAGCGGGTAATTCATCCCGTAGTCGGCGAACTTGCGCGGCAGACGGGCGAGCGGCGTTGGGTTCTTCACCCGCTTTGAGTGCCTCAGGTCCAGGCCGAGCTTCATGGTCCCGGGGTCCCCGTTCTGGACGGCCTTTCTTTGGAACGGCTGGGCGATGACGACCGCGCAGATCTTTGGATGCGTCCGGATATACCAGTTCGCCGTCGCCTCGATCGAGCCGTCGTAGCGGTCGGACAGCTTCTCGACGGCACCGATTCCAATGCGATCGAAGCTGAGAGCGTCCGGGAAGAACAGCTTGGGGTAGAACATCATGGCCGCGCCGCCGAGAAACGCCTCCTGCTCGGTGTGCTTGCGGCACGTCGGGTCGTCTGCCTCGGGGCAGAACGGGTTGAGCCCCTCGTGGTACGGGATGATGTAGTGGTTATTTTCGTGGGCGATTCCGAGCCTCTTGCGCTTTCGAGGACAGCGCTCATAAAGCTGAATCTCGTGCTTCTCGCGGTCTAGCCAGCAGGGAACCCTCGTCAAGAGTTCGTGCGCCTCCGCTGAGTTTGGTTTCGGGTTCGGGACCGTCTTGATCTTGAGACCAATGAAATCCGAGATTTCCTCCACGGGGATGGGAGGCTTCTTGAAATCGAAGTGGGAAAGGACTTCCCGGACGTAGGTCAGCGGTTGGCTGCCCATGCAGTTCTCGAATTTGATGGCCATGCGGGGGTCTACTTGTCGGATTTAAGCCCCTTCAGGAGGATTTGGAACAACTTTTTTTTGTCCTCCGGGAGCTTTTCGTAATCCCGGAACATCAGCTTGGTCTCGGCCTCTGCTTCCTTCTTCGGGTCGGCCGGCGCTTCGGTATACCCGGCGCAGTTGAACAGCGTCTCAAGAGGGACACCGTAGCCCTTTGCGAGCTGCTTCAACGTATCGGGGCGGGGCTGCTTGCGCTTGCCGTTCTCAAGCTGCCAGATGTACGCCTCCTGGATGCCGGTCGATTTGGCGGCGTCCTTGAGGGAGTACCCCAGCTCCGTTCTCTTCTTTTTCAGGAACTCTGCGAGTCCTTCGCCCATGTCGTTGTGCCCTCTTTTCTCGTCGTAAAACCGCTTGTTGACGTCCCTAGTATAGCATCTCCTGCTATCTTTAGCAAGCACTTTCATTAGCAAACGCTAGACAGCAATTATTATCTTCTGCTATAGTTGCCTTGTAGGAAAAGAAAATGGAGGATTCCAACCGTGATCGTCAAACTCAAGGCCTCGACGCTGAAGCGGCACCTCGCGAAGCGTAACCTGTCGCAGAACTCCTTCGCTCGGCGCATCGGGGTGACGAGCGGGTACATGTCCCAGCTTCTCTGCGGGGAACGGAACCCCTCGCCGGAACTGCGGGAACGGATCATCAAGAAGCTCAACGATGTCCAGAAGTTGAGGGAGCTCCCCGAGTTTGGATTCGACGACTTGTTCACGATCCGAGGGCAATGAGGATGCAGTGAGGAATCTAAACAGACAGTCACAGCCTTCGGAAGAATGGCGTTGCCGCGCATGTCGCCGACTCTTAGGTACGCGACAAGGCGACCGCATCCACATCCAGACTTCGCAGCGAGATCGCTACATCATTGACGGCACCGTATCCGGATTTTGCTCAAGATGCAAGGAGATCAATACACAGCAAACGAATAAAGGAAGAAGTCAGCAGCAATAAGTGACCGGCGCATATGCCGGCCCCAATCCAGTGGTGCTAGACGCCCAATAAATAGGCCAAACGAGGTGCTTGACGCCCGGCCGCGAGGGCGTCCGTGCACCTGGAATGGAAGAACAAGGTCCGCCAGGACCTTTGCCGCACCTGCAACACCGAGAAGTTCGCCGAGAAGTACCTCAAGCTCGGGAGCCGCACCCCGGCCCTGAACCCCTACCCCAACATCGAAGTCCTGCTGGGCATGCTGCGCTCGGACGAGGCGCGGCTCTACGAGAAGAAGGACGCCGCGCTTCACGCGCTGATCGCGGCGGCGCAGGGCCTCGAGCCGGGACGCTTCTGCGCGACGAACCTGCTGCTCTTGGGCATGTGGCCCGGCCTGGACCACCTCTTCTACAAGCTCGCCCGCCTCGAAAACCACCTCCCCGACCTGTTCGCCGAAATCTACTGGTCCTTCCTCGAAGAGATCGCCTCCTTCCGGCTCGCCAAGCGTGACAAGATCGCGGCGAACCTCCGCTGGAACACCGAAGGGCGCGTGCGCAAGGTCGTGCGCTGCGAAGCGCGGCGCTCAGAGCTTGACCGCGCGGTCGGATTCATCGAGTCCGACCTCGATCGGATCATGCCCCAGAAGCCGCACCACCGAGGGTTCGAGATTCGACGAATAACCGACGCGATCCCCCCGCGCGACTTGCGCCGCTGCGCCAAGCGCGCATTCGAGTCCTCCCGCCGCAACGAACTGAGCGCTCCCGAGGCGGAGCTGCTGGCCCGCAAGCTGCGGGAGCTGTCGAAGCGTGGACTCCTGACCGCCGCGGAGGCCGAACTCCTGATCGAGCACGGCCTTAAAGGAAAACAGTTCGCCGAGATCGGCGAGAGTGCGGGCGCGACCGCCGGTGCCATGCGGGTGCGCTACCACCGCGCTAAGGCCAAGGTCCGGCCCTTCCTCGAATCCTCGGGACGGTTGTAACGCGGTGGAGGAAATCGCCCGTTTAGATCAGGAGGCCGGGATGAACGCGCTTAAAGCAAGACAGGTTCTCGACGCGACGATCGGCGACATCGCCCAGGTCCTGGGTGGCATCTTCGCCCTGCACGACGTCGAGGACGCCGTGGTGTGGAAGGCGATGAAGCACCTCGACCTGAGCCACAGCACGGCGCTCGCCCGGCTCCAGGAAAGCGATGGCCCCGAGAGCTTCGAGGACCGCGAAGCCTCCAAGACCCACCCCGCCGTCGAGGCTCTCCTGAGGAAGCTTCGCGTGAAGCGGGACGACTAGGTGACCCACATGAAACTGCCTCAACCGAAATACACGGTGACCGACGTCAAGCACCGATACAGCATCGCCCTGCCGAACGGCGACGTCGTGGGACCGCTCGTCTCGGTGACCAAGGTCCTGAGCGTCCTCAATAAAGAGGCGCTCATCGGCTGGGCGGCGCGCGAGTCGGCTTCCTACTTCAAGACGGAACTCCTGCGCCTCGGCTCGCGCGCCCTCACCCCTGAGACTCTCGGCCAGATCGCCAAGGACGCGGCCGGCGCACACCGCAGGAAGGCCAAAGACGCCGCCGACCTCGGCACCAAGTGCCACGACATCTTTGAGGCGATCATCCAGGGCAAGGAGCCCGAGGCCGTCCCCGAAGAACTCGCCGAGCCTGCCCGCGATTTCAAGCGCTGGCGCATGCAAAGCGACATCGAACTCGTCGGCCTCGAGCTTCCCGTGGCCTCGCTTGAGCATCGCTTCGGCGGTCGCCTCGACGCCGTGGGCTACTCGCCCACGCGCGGGGGCTTCGGCATCGTCGACTACAAGACGTCCTCGGGCTTCTACGGCAACGAGTATGCCTACCAGGTCGGCGGCTACGCCTGCGCCCTGGCCGAGCAGTACGGCGTCGAGGTCGCGTGGGCCGAGATCGTGCGCTTCGGCAAGAAGCCGCCGTATGACTCCGAAGGGCGGCCGGTCTCCGACATGACCGCGGCCGTCCGGGGCTTTCTCACCGCCGCGGAGATGACGCGCCTAAACGGCGTCCCCATCATCAGCAAGCCGACGTTCTCGACAGCCGCCACCCGCGCGGCCGAGGCCGTGGCCAAGGTCCCGGCCAAGAAGAAGCGCAAATCGAACTGCCCGTTTTAGGGCGGAAGGAACTCTAGGAGGAAATATGACGACCGAAACACCCGCAGCACCGGCGCAGGACGCGCCGCCGAAGTTCAAGTTCGCCCCGCCCCGCGGCAAGCTCAAGACGGGCATGCCGACCGACGGGCTGTGGATTCTGGCGGGCTTGCCCAAGGCGGGCAAGACCACGCTCTCGGCCGGCATCCCGGGAGGCGTGCTCCTGGAGCTTGAGCGCGGCGGGGCCGACCGCGTCGAAGGCTGGATTCAGGAGATCCCCGACCTCGAGGTCTTCCGCCAAGCCGTCATGGCCGCAGTCGAGGACGCGAACGTCAAGGCGATCGTCATAGACAGCCTCGACGTCGTAAGCGACTGGCTCGAGGTTGACGTGGCCGAGCAGTTCGGCCTCGACAGCGTCAGCGAGCGCAAGGAGGGCGTCAACGGCTTCGAGGTCTGGAAGGAGCTCCGCTCGCGCTTCGAGAAGCTCATCAGCCTGCTCAAAGCCTCGGGCAAGCTGGCCGTCCTCGTGGCCCATAGCCGCGAGCCCAAGATCGATGCCGACGGCCGGGTCATCGTGCCCGCTGGCATCAGCATCCCCGGCAAACTCGGCGGCTACATCGCCGCCGAAGCCGACGCCATCGGCCACTGCTACAAAAAGCAAGTCGGAAGCGTCACCCAGTACTTCGTGAGCTTCCAAGGCGGCCCCCTCGGTACCTGGGGAAGCCGCATCCCCGAACTCGAGGACAAGACCATCATGCTCCCGCGCGCGGGACAGTGGGCCGCGGTCTGCGCGGCGGCGGATGCAAAAGCGCCGGCGACCGAGCCGGAGAAAGCGGCGGGCAAGAAACCGAAAGCTCAGACCAAGGGAGGAAAGTAACTATGGCAGAAATCGACTTCGACGCGGACGCAGAGGCGCGGAGAGCAGCCCGGGAGCTGGCGGAGGGGACTTCAGCCCCGCCCCGCGCGGCTTCTACACCCTCCAAATCGCCGAGCACTCTGACGGCGAACGGACACGCGGCGGCAAGAACCCGGGCACGCCGATCACGAAGATGGTCTGCGAGATCGCCGACGAGGGCGATCACTTCGGTAAGCGCGTCTGGCACAACGTGGTCTGGATACCGCGCGGTTCGGGCGAGAAGGCCAACCCCGGCCACGGCATGGCGGTTCACTTCCTGCGCGCCGTGGGCCTGCCTTTCGATGGAAAGTTCCGGCTCGCCGAGTCGGACCTTAAGGGCCGATCGTTTCGCGTCCTTCTGGGCGTAACCACCTACGACAAGGTGGTAGACGGGCGGACCTACACCAACGAGAAGAACTTCATCGAGGAACTCTACACCGAGTCCCATCCAGAGCCCGATGAACTGCCGGCCCCGCGCACGCCGCGCAAGGGCGCGCGGCAGACGCCCACGGACAAGCAGGTGGAGCGCCCCGGCGCGGTCGACGAGGAGCCCGTGCCCTTCTGAGCAGAGGCCCCCGGTCCGGGATTGCCCGGGCCGGGGCTTCGGCGGGAAGCCCATGCAGAACAACCACAAAGAGACCGGCATTGTCCTTCGACCCTACCAAGAGGCCGCGATGGTCGCCTGGGACGGAAAGAGGGAGGCGGGACTCAGGCGCGGCATCATCAACCTGCCCACGGGATGCGGCAAGACCGTGACGGGGCTCGCCATCGCCAAGCGGCTCGGCGCGCGAACGCTCTGGCTCGCTCACCGCGACGAACTCATCGAGCAGCCGCAGCGCGCGATGCGCGCGGTCTGGCCCGCGGCCGAGACCGGGGTGGTCAAGGCGGACCGCGACGAGACGGACGCGCAGGTTGTGTTCGGCTCGATACAGACTGTCTCCAGGCCCGGCCGCCTCGAGGGACTCTCCGGCTTCGACCTTGTCGTGGTGGACGAGTGCTTCCCCGCCGGAACGCTTGTCGATGGAAAGCCTATAGAGAAACTCGTGCCGGGTGACCTCGTCTGGTCAGTCAGTCCGACCGGCCTGCTTGAGCGAAGAGCCGTCAGGCGGGTTTTCAAGCGGAAGCCGTCGGGTCTGCTCCGAGTCACGGTGGCCGGTATCGGGGATGTGATCTGTACGCCCGGGCATCCCTTCTTCTCGGACGGACGTTGGGTTCCCGCCTATCGTCTACGTCCTGGCTCGGGACTGGTTTTGTGGAAACAGGAGGCATCCGATGAAGATCGCTCACTGCGCTTGGTGCGAGGCGAATACCGCCGTGACCGGCAAGCGCCGCCGGGATCTCCTGCGCAGATCGGGAAGGGCCTATTGCTCCGAATCCTGCAAAGCTGCCTATGTCAGATCGGTATCCTCGCGAACAATGTCCAGAACGAACAGGATTTTTGCGTCCGGGAGAATGCGGGCGAACAATCCCATGCGCCGCCGGTCCGTCCGCGAGAAGATGTCTGCGACGCTCAGAAGGATCGGCCACGGGCCGTTGCCTCGCGGCGGGAACGGACGTGGACTTACGAAACCGCAAGCCGCCCTTGCCGACGCATTAGGATGGGAGACGGAATTTGTTCTTCCGACGAGGACCGGCCGGGGGAGCGGCTATCCCAACCATTACAAGCTGGATATCGCGCACCCGGGGCTCAAGATCGCGATAGAAGTGGACGGCGGCAGCCACAACGCCATCGAGCGCAGACTGCAAGATCGGAAGAAGGAAGAGCTCTTGGATTCGCTCGGGTGGAAAGTGTTGAGGTTCTCGAACCGAGAGGTGACGAAGAATTTGGCGGGCTGTGTCCGGGTGGTCACGTCTACAATCTCGAAGTCGAGCGCAACCACAACTACTTCGTAAGCGGCATCCTCGTCCACAACTGCCATCACGCGGCCGCGGCCACCTATCGCCGAACGCTGGAACATCTCGGCTGCTTTAACGGCGGACCGCCCACCCTCGGCCTGACCGCCACGGTCGAACGCGGCGACAGGCTGGGCTTAGATACCGCGTTTCAGGAGATCGTCTACCAACTTCAGCTCCTTCAGGCCATCAAGGACGGCTGGCTGGTGGATCTGCGCACCAAGCAGGTCGAACTAAACTTCAGCCTCGACGACATTGGCCTCGTGAGTTCTGACTACAACCAGGGCCAACTCGGCGAGGCCATGTTTCGGGCGGGCGCGGCCGAAGCGACCGCCGAGGCGTATGTCGAACACGCCCCCGGCCGCAAGGCGCTGATCTTCACCGTCACCGTCGACCAAGCGCGGCGTACCGCCGATGCCCTCCAGGCTCGCGGCGTCGCAGCCGAGTTCCTATCCGGCGACACGCCGATCGACGAGCGCAGGGCCATCCTTCGGCGGCTTAAGACCGGCGATACCATGGTCGTCTGCAACTGCGCGGTCCTCACTGAAGGCTTCGACGAGCCGTCCATATCGGCCGTCATGATCGCGCGGCCTACGCGGTCCAAGACGCTCTACCTCCAGATGATCGGCCGCGGGACGCGGATTTTCCCAGGCAAGGAGGACTGCCTCATCATCGACTTGGCCGGGGCGTCGAGCGACCACAAGCTCGTGCAAGCTCCGGCTCTTTTCGGCCTCAACCCCGATGAGGTGGGCGACGAAACGGTGACCGAGGCGCTCGAAGAACAGGACGAGCGGAAATCGCGAGAGGACGACTTGGTCCAGTCGTACCTAGAGGCCAACAAGGAGCGCCGCGCGCGCAAGAGCATCCACTGGGTCGAAGCATCGCCCGATCTCTACGCGCTCTCGGCCGGCAATCACGGCATGGTTCTCATGGCGAAGCGCTCGGACGGCTGGATCGTCGAGGTCGCGCCTCGTGACCGCTGGGCGTCGCACGAGAAACTCCAATCCGCGCCGGTCGACCTCGAGTTAGCACAGGGCATCGGCGAGGACTACATCCGCCGGGCACGGGCGGAAACGCTGGTGTCCGAAAACGCCTCCTGGCGAAGAAGGCCCGCGTCGAGCAAGGTCCTAAACGCGCTGACCAAGTTCCGCATCAACCCGCCTCCGGGACTTACCGCGGGCGAGGCGGGAGACCTTCTGAGCGCGGCAATCGCGCGCTGTGCCGCGAGGCGCATGGGATGATGAAGCCCGACGCTGAGGCCATGCGCGCCCACTTGGAGCACCTCTTCGGCGGCTGGCTCGATGAATACCAGGACGGCCTCGTGGAGCTGGCCTGGGCCGACGCGAAAGACGGCAAGCTGCGCCACTCCCGGCTCTTCGAGACCGACTGCTTAGACGACCTGGCAGAAACCGCCGCGCGCGTAAACGCCGTCGCCGGGCAGAACGTCTACATCGGCGCGGCGCTGCGCAAGCACGGCACGCCGCGCAACAGGCGCGCGGCCGACGCGAGCTTCTACGCTCTGACCGCCTTCTATGTCGACCTCGACGAGGCGGGAGCCTACAACCGGGCTCTCACACTGACCCGGGATGTTAGACCTACCGCCGTGGGCGTGACGGGGAAGCATCCCCACACTCGCGCGCAACTCTGGTGGCGGCAGGAGACTCCCGTCGCAGATCCCGACCTGTGCCGCCGGCAGAACCGAGCCCTCGCCGACGCTATGGGCGGCGACACCACGGTCACGAATCCCAGCCGCGTCATGCGTCTCGCGGGCTCCATCGCCTGGCCCAAGAAGCCCGGCCGGGTCGTGGAGCGCACAGATTTCAGCGTCCGTCCCGACGGCAGCCCCTATCCGGAGGGCAGGGTCGCGCGCTTCTTTTCCCCTGCCGAGAAGCCAGCGCCCCCAAGCAATCATCCAACGGCTCCCCGACGGCGACATTCGATTGACCCTTCTCGTCCGTCACCGGACGCCGAGACCCTTCTTGGCCAGGTGGGCCCGGGCAACTGGCACGCGCCGATGCTGCGCGCCGTGGCCCGTTTCGTGGCCGCGGGATGGTCCGACGAGGACATCCTGGCCAAGGCCGAGCCCTATACCCTATCCGGCTGGACGACAGAGCAGACTCGCGGCGAGGTGTCGGCCATGATCGCGGGAGCCCGGCGCAAGGGCTTCGCCCGTCAACGTCTCTCGCCGTGGAAACTCGTCGATGGCGTGCCGCCCGCATATCTCTCCAAGCCCCTCGCGAGGGACGAGGCGTCCGCTCAGTTGCGCTCTTGCATCTCGCAGTGGTTCGACCAGACGCAGGCCCTGGCGCTGGCCCGACGAGAGCTCGCTCGACGCTACAAGTCTCGGTTCGCGCGCCGGACGCCGCGGGAGATCGCCGACGCTTGGCGCGCCGAGGTCAAGGAGAAGTACGGCATCGCCGATCTACGCGCGGCCCCGCGGCTCGCGGTGCAGGCCGTGGCGGGGATTGGAAAGACCGAGGCCGTCGTCCAGGAAATCGTGTCCCGCCCGAAGCTCAGGGACTTGCACATATCGATCTTCGTCCCGACCTTGGACCTAGGCGAGCGTTTGGCCCAACGGATCGTCGAGCTTTCCTTCGACCCCCGATTTGCGCCGGGTCCCGAGGTGCGCGTCATGCGTGGCAGGCTGGCCGAGGCGACCGAAGAGCGCGGGCCTCGCGAGCCCAAGACGATGTGCCGCAAACCCGACGCGGCGGACCTGGCCAGTCGGCTAGGGCTAAACGTCTTCAAGACGCTGTGCAGGTCCGGCGCGGGGACATGCGAGCACTACGACCACTGCCCCTGGATCAAACAGTGGAACGACCGCGGACCGGCGGTAAGGATATGGTCACACCAGTACCTTCACCTGCCCATGCCGTCGGGCTTCCCGGCGGCGAACATGGTGATCGTCGACGAGTCGGTCGTGGAAACGCTGGCAGGGGAGCTTGCCTTCGCCCCGGACCGCCTGGCCGAGACGCCCTCCTGGGCCGAGGGCGAGTCGGCGGATTGCCTCGACCGCGTTCGCAAGGCGCTCTCTGAGGACAAGCCGCTCCTCGAGGCGGCGAGGGCGCAGGGCCTAGACGGGGAAATCCTCGCGCGGGCCGCGGAAGCGGCCGAAGGGCGGGAGGACGGGGACACGGGCGTGACCCCCGATATGCCCGAGGGCGAGGCGGTGGAGCGTCTGGCCGCGCTCGAGGAGTCCGAGCGCAAGAAGATCGCGCTCCTTCTGCGGCAGCTCGCCAATGAGGTCGCGCTCAAGCGTCCGGGCTCGCACGCCGTCGAGCTCCGGCGCAACGATGCGGTGACGGTCAACGGCAAGACAGAGCGCCAGAATCGGATCTTCGTCCGATGGCGGCAGAAGGTCCTGGCGGGCAAGTACAAGCCGCTGCTCCTGATCGATGCGGACGCCGACGGCGAGATCAACCGAAGGCTTTTCGGCGAACCGCTTGAGCACGTGGCGATCTCCGTATCACGGAACGCGGTAGTGACGCAATGCCACAGCTCCTCGTTTTCCCGCAGGTCGCTGATCGGATTTCCCGGCGCGCCGCCGAAACTGGCTGCTCAGGCGGCCAAACGGATCGCGCAGATCAAGAGTCTCATCGAAAAACTTGCGCGAAGCGCCCGGCTGTTCGTCATCTGCGCCAAGCCCGTTCGCCGCGCCATCACGGGGGAGAGGGACGAGAAGCTGCCCCTGTGTTGCGAATGGAAGGGCGCGACGATAGCGCACTTCGGCCGCGTCCGAGGCGTGGACGACTGGAAGCACCATGAGGCGGTCTTGATGATCGGCCGCGAGCAGCCGCGTGCTCGCGATATCGAAGGGCTCGCCCGAGCGATCTGGGACGACGATCCCGAGCCGCTGAGCCTTCCAGGCGAGTATGTAGAGACTCTGCGCGGCTATCGGATCAAGAACGGAAACAAGGCCGGTGCTCGGGTACATACGCACCCCGATCCCCGGGTTCAACGCGTCCTCGAGCTTAAGCGAGAGCGCGAATCGGTCCAGGCCGTAGACCGCATCCGGCTGGTCTACACGAACACGGCAAAGGAGGTCTACATCTTGAGCAAGCTGCCGCTGGACCTGGATGTGGACAGGCTCGCGAGCTTTAGAGATATCCTGGTCGGCCGCGCGGTCAGCAGGCTCGGCCAGGCGTACATGCGCGGCGCGGGCACGCTGCCCTTGGTCCCCCGGATTTTGGCCGATCGATGGCCCGATCTATTCGCCTCCACCAAGGCCGCAAAACACGAAATCGACAGGAAAATACATCTGATCCGAAAAGGCCCACAAGTCAAGACTACCTTGTCTTGGAGTTTGGGCCTTTTCAGATTCCGCCAAAAGCGATCCAGAAAGCAGGGCGGCGCGTCGCCCTGGTCCACCGCCATCCTTGCGGCCGATACCCCGTACTTCCGGGCAAGGGTCCGCGACCTGATGGGATGCGAGATCGCTTGGGAATCGCCCGCGACCTGCGAGAGTTTCGACCCCTCTCGCGGCGAATCACCCGATTGGTTTGAGTCGCTGTTCGGAAATGGAGGAGCGCATGGCAACTCGGACCAGCACAACGATGATGGGGACCGAGCACGATGATCGCCTCGCAGCGGCTTTCCGACGGGGTGCTGCTCTTCCTGCCGCTTTGCCCCTCGACCAACGCCAGGATGCGCCCCGTCCGGATGGGCCGCCTGTGCCGGGACATCCTGACCGCCGAGGCCAGGGACTACATCCGGTCCGTCGGCCTCGCGCTCAAGCTCTGGGCGCGCTTCAAGAAGTTCCGGCCTATCGACTCCTACTGCCGGCTGGACCTGTGGTTCATCCTGCCCCGGACCAACTGCGACGCGCACAACTACGGCAAGGTCCTCTTCGACGCGATGGAAGCCGGCGGCATCGTCACCAACGACAAATACATTCTGCCGCGCGTGATGGGAGTGTGGCATGACGCGCGGACGCAAATCATCGTGAAGTTCCCGCGTTTTCCGACGAGAGCAAGCGCATGAAACGCTGTTCACATTTTGACTTGTGCATGGACTTAGGAGGGAGGCCGCGACTATAACATGAGAACTCTATATCCGATGAGAAGCTGTCGCCACTGCGACAAACGCTTTCAGGCGCTCTCGCCCAATCAGCAGATATGCCGAGACTGCCGGCCGAAGCGGCGTCGCAGGTACATGCGGGACTACCGGCGCAAGGAGCGGCGAGAGTTGAAAAAGACCTGGCAGGAGTTGGAACAGACGAATGGATAAGCCCAAGGGCGGCTCACGCCGCTATCCCCGCGAGACAATCATCAACGCGATCAAGAAGGTCCGCGGCGGGGCTTCGATGTGCTCGGTCGCAGAAGAGATCGGCACGCGGGCCAACTCGGTCAAGTATTGGATGGACCACGCCGACAACTACCTCGGGCCTGAGGACAAGAAGGCGCTGATCGCCGTCGACGGCTTAGACGATAAGACGCGCGATACGGTCTGCGGGGAAGGTTGGAGCTCGGTTATTTTTCAGTTCAAACAGTCGAAGAAGGAAACCGACGCGGCGCTCTTGCAGCAGCGCACGAACTTCATCGACAAGGTGATCCCGCATCTGTTGCGGCTCGAAAAGGCTTCCGGCGGAAGCCTCGCAAACGAGCAAAAGGAACTCATCCCCAAGGCCGACCAGGATAAGGCCATTCAGGAGATGGAGGTCATCGTCGCGCGCTTCACGCGCAATCGCGAAGAGAAGGAGGCGTCCGCAAGCCAGCGCGGGTCGCGCCCTGAAGGTGAACGAGGCGATCAGACGAGCGGCGAGGTGATCGACGTGCCGACGGAGAAACCGACGGCGGAAGGAGCAAATGAAGCAACTTCCGAGTAGACATAATCGTCCATTATGCGCAGTGTTCTCCCGACGAGGAATCGACTCCTACCAGCTCGCGCGGGCTTTGCGTAAAAATCAGGACGCCGATCGCGCACACTCCTGTCAGCGTCGCGTTTTGAACGTGAAACCTGTTTCGTATCTATATTTTTTATTCAAAACGTTTTGCCGCTTTATCCTTATTTTCACTTCAAAATTCTTTTTGAATGCCCGGACCCGGCGGCCCGCCCCATGAAGACGCACGACCGGCGGCTGACCGAGTGCTTCTACCTGGGCAAGTACGTCCTCGGATACGATGAGTTCACCGACCTTCACCTCGGCTGGTTCGACGATCTGCTCAAGCACAAGAAGCTTCTGCTGATCGCGCCACCGGGGCATCTTAAGTCCACCTGCTGCACGATCACCTATCCGCTGTTCCGGCTGACCGAGGACCGCGACATGCGGATCATGATCGTTAACGAAATCCTCGACAACTCGAAGGGCTTCCTGGCCGAGATCAAGGGGCATATCCGCGACAACGAGGCCTTCCGCGAGCGCTACGGCGACTGGAACATCGACGCGGACAAGTGGTCGGAGGAGAAAATCCAGCTCGCCCGCACCGTCATCCGCAAGGAGCCCACGATCCTGGCGGTCGGGGTCATGGGGACGCTCGTCTCGCAGCACCCGAATCTCATCATCGTAGACGACCCTTGCTCGAACCGAAACACGCAGACATCCACGCAGCGTCGCAAGATTTGGGACTGGTTCCGCCGCGACCTGGTGCCCCGCCTGGGGGATAACGGCCAGATCATCGTGGTCTCGACCCGCTGGAACCGCGACGACCTGCCAGGCCAGATCAAGAAGGACCCCGGCTATGCGGACTGGAAGGTCATCGAGCTGGCCGCCGACTGGAAGGACGCGCAGGGCGAGACCCACGCGCTCCTGCCCGAAAAGTTCACCCCCGAGAAGCTCCGCACGATCCGCGCCCAGCTCGGCACGGCCAACTACCAGTGCATCTATCGCAGTTCGCCCGAATCGGTCGAGGGCCAGGATTTCAAGGCCGCCTGGCTGGATTCCGGGCGCTTCGACAAGCAGCCCGACGACCTGACCATCTTCGCGGGCATCGACCTCGCCATCGGCAAGCGCTCGCGCAACGCCTACTTCGCCTATGCGGTGATCGGCGTCGACCTCAAGACCGGCGATGTCTGCGTGATCGACGGCTACAAGGGCCGCATCCCGTTTAACGAGCAACTGAAGGCGGCCAAGCGCATCCATCGCCATCACCACCCACGGCTGATCGTCCCGGAGGCCAATGCCTACCAGGCCGCCTTCACCGAGTCCCTGCGCACCGACCCCGATACCCGCCGCCTGCCGCTTCGGCCCCACAACACGCAGGGCGATAAGCACGCGCGGCTGCGCGGCCTGGCTCCGCTTTTCGAGGTCGGGGCGATACGGCTTCCCCGAAGCGACGCGGCCTGGGTCGAGCAGTTGGAAGAAGAGCTCCTCGGCTTCCCGGACGGCACCTTGGACCTCATGGATGCTCTGTGGCTGGCGCTTCAGGGCGTGGAGATGCAGCGCGTGGAGCCTCGGATCAGCTTCGCGGAGGACCTGTGAAAGGAGACGCTACGCTAACGAGTGCTGAAACCGATCGGCCCTGGAAGATCGAGATCGGGCAGAGCTTTTGGATACGCCTTGCCGTTATGCTTCTCCTGGATGTGCATGTCAACGCAATTTTTGTGCATGGGCTTCTTGGCACCGCACTTGCTGCACGCAAAGATATTGCCGCCCTTACCCTCGATCTCCTTGTCCTCGCAAAAGTCGTACGCACAGAGTCGGTTGAAACTCATTTTTTCCCTCCGAGAATGTCTATTTTATCATTTCCCATTCTTGCTACTTGCCCAACGGTGGTGTCCGGCTCATGAGCCTCCGCGAGCGCATCGCCAAAGCCCTCTTCGGCGAGCCCGATATCACGGCCGGGAGCGGCGGCGGCATCCACCATGTCCAGGGCTTAAGCGCCGAAGAGGCCGCAGCGGCCAAGGACCTCTTGGGCGCGCTGCGCGGCGAGGTCGAGAAGCAGGGCAAGGGCGTGCAGCCCCATACGACCTTCGGGTTGTCTGACCGGCATGGGATATTGCCGCCCATCGACTTCACCGTCTTCGATCAGATGTTCGAGCAGACGAGCTGGGTCCGCGCGGTGGTCGGCGTCATCACCAAGGCGGTGACGGCCAAGGGCTGGGGCCTGCGGCCGCTCTCCCCGGACGCCGATCCCAAAAACGCCGAGACCCTGCGGGAGTTCTTCGCCAACCCGAACCCGCAGGACACCTTCGTGGAGATCCTAGACGACATCACGCGCGACTCGTTCGTGTTCGGCAACGCCTTCACCGAGGTGGTCCGCGGACTGGGCGGCAAGCCGCGTGAGATGTGGACGCTGGACGCCCCCTCGATGCGGGTGCGCATCGACCCGCATGGCCTGATCCTGGGCTATGTCCAGGTGCCGGCGGTAGCGCTTGGCGGCAAGAGCGATGTCGCCTTCGAGCCGCGCGAGGTCATGCACAACAAGCTCGGGACCAAGGGCTCGGCGCTCTACGGGCTCTCGCCTTTGGCCTCTCTCATCTTGCCGGTGACCGTGGATAAGTTCGCGCAGATATACAACAGGGCCTTTTTCTTGAACGGCGCGAAGATACGCGGGGCCTACGTGATGAAGGACGCGACGCCCGAGCAGGTGGAGCGCAACCGCGAGTTCCTCAAGGCCCGCGCCAAGGACATGAACCTGGCCCAGGCCGACCTCGTGCTGGAGGGCCCGGTCGAGTTCAAACAAATCGGCACGACGCAGAAGGACATGGAGTTCCTGAGCCTACGCGAATTCACCAGAAACGAGATTTTGGCCGTCTATGGCGTGCCGCCCGCCATGGTCTCGATCATCGAGACGGGCAACATCGGGGCTGGCACTGGCGACACGCAGAGACAGAACTTCTATGAAGAGACCGTCGCCCCTTTCCAGCGCCGCGTAGCCGAGAAGATCACCCAGCAGATCATCAACAACGGCTTCGGCATCACGGACTGGGCCTTCGAGTTCAACCGGCGCACCATCGACGAGAAGCAGCAGGCGGATATCCTCAACATCTACTTGAGCAACGGCGTCCTGCGCCCCGAGGAGGTGCGCCCGATCGTATTGGCCGGACTGCCGCAGATCAGGAAAGCCATGGGCGTCGAAGACGACGAAATCTTCAAGGCCCTGCGCGGCCGCTCGGACACGATCACCAACGCCACGCAGGCGGTCATCAAGCTGGAGAACAGCTTCCTGACCTCGCTTAAGCAGTTGCTCGGGAGCTTCGCCAACCGAATCGAGGAACGGCTTCCCAAGCTCAAGATGCAGGATCTGGGCGACAAGCTCCGGGCCATCGCCCCCAAGTTCGAGGAATACGTCGCGGCGCACAGCATCATGCGCTTTGTGGGCTACCGCGCGCCCGAGGCGGTGAAGGCTCTTCCCGAACTGGAGGTCCTGCTCGAGGCCATCGACCAGGATCGGGTGGCTGAACTGCTGGAGCGCTTCAACCTGAGACTCGCCCGCAGGGGGCTCAAGGTTTCTTCGGCGCGCTCTCGCGTGGAGACCCCGGACGAGATCAGCGTCGAACTCGAGGAGCTGATCCGCAAGAACTCGATCGTCGTGGCCGCGAACGTCGCGACGTCCATCAAGGATTCCTTGCGGCGCGAGCTGGTCGAGGGCCTGACGCGAAATGAGACCATCCCGCAGATCCGCGACCGCATCGCGGCCAAGCTCTCGGACTTCGTCACGGTGCAGGTCAAGGGCGCGACCGACGACCGTGGCCGGGTTTTCCAGGGGCCCTACACCCGGTCCCTGTCGCGCGCGGACTCGGCCGAGATCATCGCCCGCACCGAGGCCAACCGCGCCTACAACCTGGGCACGCTCGACGCCTTGGAGCAAAACGACGTCGAGGAGGTGACCTTCCTCCTGGCGGGCGACGCGTGCCCGGCCTGCCGCGCGGTCTCGGACTCTTTGCCGGGGACCAAGATCGGCAAGAAGTTCACGCTCGATGAGGCACGGGCGGTCATCCCCGTGCATCCAAACTGCTTCCCCGCTCACGTGCCCGTCTTCACGCCGGAAGGCTGGAAGAAGATATCCCAACTCCTGGCCGGGGATAAGGTGCTGACCCATAGGCTTCGATTTCGCAAGGTCGCGCGAACCTTCACCCACGAGTACGACGGCCCCATGATCCGCCTCGCCTACCACCGCTCGGACTGGCGCGGCGATGTGGCCTGCACGCCCAATCACAGGTTCCTCACGTCGCAGGACGAATGGAAAGAGGCGCGGGAGCTTCGAGCCGGCGACGCGGTGCTCCTGCTGGCCAACCGTTGCGGCGCATGCGAGAAACCCATCCCCTACTGGCGGAGTTTCTGTTCAAAACGC